TTCGACTGCAAGCTCTTTCCATCCAGTTTCTCGCCTATGGCGATGCGTTTGTGCTGCTTCACATTAACGCCCTTTTGTTCACTGTCCGATGTTGCCATTTGGCACTCCTTGTGGTGGTTGTGGTGGTTGTGGCTGCTGTGCCACGTCTAGCTGCGCCTGACCCAAATTTTGGATAGTTTGGTGCGACAGCTTTGCATTTTCGATGGCAATCTTTGCTTGGATGTCCATCTGATGCTCTTGTTGCTCTGCTTGCAGTTTTTGAGCCGCAAATTGAGCGTCTGCTTGGTCTTTCTGTTGTTTGCGCTGAGTCTCCGCAGTGCTGGTGTCTTTGACAACCTGCGCGTCTGGCGGCAACTGTGGCTGCGGGGCAAACTGCTGAGCACGTTGCATCAGTTGTTGCAGTTGAGGCATGATCTGCTGGAACACCTCGCTCGTGTCCAAGCTCACATGCTGTCCAACAGCAGCAAATACTTGGTCGATGATGCCGGTGAGCTTTGCATCCTCGTAGTTGGTCACAGGCTTTCCATTGCGGCTCTGGGCAACATAACCGTTCATGCGGTTCAGATACCACAAGGTCATGTGCTGCTTGATGTGCTCAATGGCATTCGGTGTGAATTGCGGAGCAAAGAACGGATTGGAGCCGTATGCCGGGTCGTTTGCGAACTGCAAGTGCCCTTGGATGTGGGCAATGTGGTCTTGCTGGATGTACGCATAGGACGGCTGTCCAATGGACATGGCCGCATTCTCGTCCGCAATGGTGCGCATCTCGGGCGCTGGCACGTCGATCATCAGTTCGTTGATGGCCGGAACCTTCAACTGCTTCAAGAATCGCTCAATGACCTTCTTCTTGTTGAAGACATCAGGGTTGCCGTTCATCAGCGCCATCACAGCCTGCATCTGAGCCATACGCTGGGTCTCAGAGAAGATGTGCGGGTCGCTCACAGGGACGATGTCAGTGTTGGTGGCAAAGTCCTCACGGGTAATTTCAAGGTCAGCGATGACCTCACCCTTGCGTTGGTCATCCAGATACCAGCGGTTCAAGCGGCCAAGAATCTTCAAGACACGGGCTTGGCTGTCATGCAGGCGGGCATGGATGGCTGAGAACACCACAGCGCCTTGCTCAATCAGCGCCTGAGTGGTGCCAACAGGTGCATTGGCGTTCACGTCGGCAATCTTCTCTTCTGCGGTCGTCACCACGCCCTTGGCGGCGCTATCCAGCCAACCCAGAAGCTGGAACAGGACAGGCGAGGGCTGGTTGAACGGCATAGGCATGGCAATCTTGCGGATGTCGTCCACGCCCGGGGCTGCTTCAATCTCGGCCACCTGAGTGACATCGACCGACTGAGACTGGCCGGACATCTTTGCGCCCTTGAGTTTCAGCATGGTTGCGGCGTTGTTGATGTGCGCAGAGTCCAACAAGGCACGCAATGCGCCCGTCAAGGCCGCTGAAAGGCCACCGATGAGGTGAGGCAAGCCAATGGCATAAACACCGCGCCACGGGATGAATTTGAACTCCACGATCCAGTCCAGCTTGGTCATGGTGTCATCAGTCTCTTCCCAGTTGCGATACAGGCCAACTACCTCACGACTGATCTCGTCGATCATCAAGATGTAGGGAGCCGACTCACCCTTGGCAAAATCGTCATCTTCCAGTTCCAGCCATGTGTAGATGTGGAAGACTTTGCGCACGCCGTCTTCGTTGTCGTCCCACTGCTTGCCTTCGATCTTGTTATTGGCCTTCTGGGCAGCCGTTGGCTCCACCTCCATGGTGGCGCGGATGAAATCGATGTCACGGTACATGCCGCTCTTAACTCGGCGTTTAAATTCCCACTGGGTGATCTCATTCACGTCAGCGGCACGCTGAGCGGTGTAGAAGTTAGTGGCCGCAAACGGCAGGATCACACGGTCGATAGGCAGGAACTCCACGCATGGGCGCTTCTTGTTCTCGTCGTACCAAATCTTGAAGTACTGGGAGCCGCCCAAGGGCAACTGCGTCAGCAACTGCTCTTGCTCGTCGCGGAACTCTTCAATCTGCTCGGTGATCTGCCAGTTCAGGTAGTCGCGCTTGCGCTCTGCACGCTCGGTTTTCACGTCATCGACCTTGCCCAGAATCTTTGTCCGGACAGGGCCATCAGGCGGGAACAACTCTTTCATGGCGCGGGCAGCAAAGTCCACGCAGCCCTCAGCCATAGCCGGGTGCACAACCTTGGAAGCGCCAGCAAAGGTGGCACCGCCCGGGGCATCATTGCCCATACCTGTGTGCTTGAGGCCCTCTTCGTACTTCTTGTCGCGTTCCTTACGGGCTTCCTTGTCCTTCTCCAGCAAATCGATGTAGCGAACGGCAATTTCATCCAAATCGTGTGGACTCATTGACTCAGCCAAGTTGTCGTAGAAGTCTGGCGACTCCTGCGGGCCTTCGATATCCTCCATCGTCACCACAGCAGAGCCGTCAGGCATCTCCTCGACTTCGGTGGCGATGTCCGGCAACTCAACATCAACCGAGCCGTCTTCGTTTTCTTGTAAGTCTGACATTGCGTTTCTTTCCATTTGAGGTTATTGCGGCGGTGTCATGGCGTTCATAGCCTGACCTTGACGAGTCATTTGCAGTATGTTGCTCGGAGGCTGACCCATTGGGGGCCCTTGTGGAGGCGCAGATGGTAATCCGCCCATTTGTGGGGCTGCTGGCGGCTGCCCGGGGCCTTGTGGAGCCTCAGCACCGGGAGGCGCTCCGGGAGGTGGCATGCCGGGCTGCTGCTGGGGTGCAGGTGGCTGCGGAATACCTCCGGCAGGCAATTCTCCGCGCTTGGTGATGGGCGAGGGCGGGAAATACGCCTTGATGTCCATGTCTGGCGCTTCGTTGACACCGACATTGCTCAAATTCACAGGGCCGCCAACAGCTTTGCGCAACACGCGCTGGGCCTTGAACTGCTGAAGTGTCACCGGCTTGGCTTTTGGTGCCGTATTGCCGGTTACGCTCTCTTCTCTGTGGGCAAGGTGGTGCTGAGCGGCGTGGTTGCTTTCAGGGAAGGCAAAAAAGTCGTCGTCACCGAGGCCGTAGAAGTCCTCTTCACCCAGTTCAACTGAGCCACCCTTGGCCTTGCGCACGATCTTGATTGCTTGAGGGGCTGCGTACTCCTTGCCCGCTGCTGCTTCTTGCTTGTGCGGTGGGTCAATCTGGTACTCGCCATTGTTTTTGATGGCGTGTTCGATGTCGTGCTCGTTGACATCATGGGTAAATGACGTGTGATGACCAACCCGGCTGGTTGATTCGGTCGGTGTCGTCATCAGAATAGGGCCAGCGTTCTTGCCGCTCTTCGTCTTGAAACGCTTTTCTGGCAGGAATTCCTCGTCTTTGAAGCGGGAATCGGTCGGGATCATGTGCTCCACGTCCTCCATCTCGCCGGTTTCTTTGTTTTTGCGGCGCTCAGGGACGTTCACCAGACGTGGATGCAGGATGTGCTGCTTCTGGTAGTCGTAACGCTTGCCATTCAGGGTTGTGTGGCCGTAGTGGGCGTTCTCTGGCTTGATGTGCTTACCCTTTTCGTCAAAGTGACCTACAGGGCCCTCAGCAAGCTCTTCCTTGCTCAGTTCTTCCGGGGTACGGCCAGCAGACCAGTACTTGGCGTGCGTGATTGCCTCTTCCATCTTCTGGGCCATAGGGGAGCCGCGCTTGACGTTGGTCACCATGTAAGAGCCCTTGGGAGGGGTCTTGTGGTTATCTTCGTTCACGATGTCCCTGCCGCCTGCGTCTTGAGCAAGGATGGTCTGGCGAACACGGTTCTTGTCGCGGGCCATGTTTTCAGCGATGGACTGGCCGTGCTTGACCTTGGAGCCCTTGCGCTTGTCGGCGAGTCGGGCATAATGGTCGAGCAGGGTGTCCGGGTCGGTGGCCTTGCTTGCCACTAGGGTGGCGTCTCGGAGGATGGCCGTGTCGGCGATGAGCTCGACGTGCTCAGGGCGGTAGGGGGAGAAGCCTGCGTAGGCGGTCAGGTCGCCGATGTCGGAAGGCCCGATGGACGAGCCCATGCGCCGAAGGTAGTCGGTGACGGTCAGTTCGTCAGCGGGCGAGCCGTCTACCTGAAGCCCAAGGATCGCGGCGGCGACCTCCTGGTGCTTAGGCTCGAAGAAGTCGGACGGCTTAAGGTCGGCGGGGAAAGGGAGCGCGTCACGGAGAAGGACGCCGAGGAGGTGGCGTTCCGCCGGCACGTTGTTCGGAGGGGTCATGGAAGAGAGGTTGGTGGGTTTGGGGGCGTGGGTGCCCTTGGTCAAGTTGCTTTGCCTAGGATGCGGTCTAGGTCGGCCTTACGGTAATGGGGGACAGGTCGAGGGGTGCGGAAGACCTTGCGGTCGATGTCCGTGCCGTCGATGCGGTACTGGATGCCTCGGACGGTGCGCCGATTCTTGCGGGCGTACTGCGTCAGCGTCATCCATCCTTCAGGCGCCTTGAACGCTTCCAGAGCTAGGGCGGCCTCATGGGCTTTCGTCCAGGTCTTGAAGCGAGGGGACAGGCGATACGCTAGGCGCTTGTGCTTGATGCGACGCTGTTCGGCGAAGCCTGCCTTGACCATGCGGGCGAGCGGGCCGCGAATACCGGCGAGCGTCTTGAAGCCAAGCAGCGGGACGATGTCCATGGTCTTGGTCCAGCCGTTCAAGTCTTCCTTTGGCTCGTCCTTGAGGGCGGCCAGCAACGCGTGGGCGTCGAAGCGCTTCATCGGGCTTTCGGAGTGAAGACCTTGAGGTCGGTCGTCCAGACCCAGCGGGAGCCGACGCGGTGGACTAGCCAGACCTTCCAGTCCTTGCCGTCGACCCAGCCAGCGGCGAAGCCTGAGCCCCAGCGGGAGGTCGCTAGGCGGTGAGAGGCGTAAGCCATGGCGTCCTTCTGGCAGAGACACCCGGCGGAGAACGCGGCGCCGCCTTCGGCCTTGGTGAGGTTGACCTGGGCGAGGGTGTGGGTGTGTCCGTGGATCAGAGCGCCGCCACGGTCGGCGTAGTGCTTGCCTTGCTCGGCGGTGGCGTTGAGGCCGTGGGCGTAGCCGTGGATGAAGGCGACCTGCCCAAGGCGGTAGACACCCTTCTCGGCGTGGTAGGGGAGAATGGTCTTGGCTCCGCAGCTCTTCGCGGCGGTGCGGATGCGGGACTCAAGGTCGGCGCAGTAATCGCGTACCAGGGCAGACCCTGAGGTATGCTGCAGGGCCTGTGCACGGTGCTCGTGATTGCCCATCAGGTAGACGGTGGGCTTTGTGCGCTCAAGGAAGGCTTCACCGGCCTCGATGTCGGAGATGAGGGACTCAGCGCCTTCGGCATCCTGCCCGGCTCCACGGCGTAAGGATCGGAAGTCAAAGCAATCGCCGAGGTGTACGCGGACGGTCGGCTTATAGTCCTTGATGAACTCGCAGAGAGCCTCGACGGCGTTCTCGTCGGCCATGTCGCCGTGGTTGTCACCGAAGGCTACGAAGCGGGTCGGGGTGCTCATTTTGTGGGTGGTTTGGGAAGGGTCATCCAATGGGTAGGTGAATACCAGTGGTCGTTTGCGTCGTGCCATCCTGAGACATCCGACCAACTCACAGTCCACATATAACCATTATCAAACACTAGGACTTGTGAGCCATCCTTCGGAGCCGTCTCTATAGGTTGCCAGTCGCTCATCGGACGTTGATGTAAGGGATTGGCTTGCCGGCATCGAAGGCCGCGAGCATCTCGTCACGGCGCTTGCGGGCGATGGTCAGGTCGCCGCCGATGTTCTCGACGATGTCCTTTCCGCGACGACGCAGGCGGAACCACCAGCATGAGCCGAGACGCTGGAGGTGGTGGTTCGGGTTGTCCTTCACGTTGCGCTCGGACTTGCGGTTGCCGTGGCAGACCGTGAACTTCGGGCAGGAAGCGAGGAAGGCCATGCGGTCAGGGGCGATGCCGATGCGCAGGCCCCACTGGATGGTCTCGCGGGTCAGAGTCTCCATGACTTGGCGAGGTTGCGTCCTTCGGACATGATCTGGTTACGGGCGTTCGGCTTGAAGATATACTCCTGGTCGAACAGGTGGGAGGCGCGTATCTCGGCGATGCTGTCTAACTCTTCGTCATTGGCCGGGCCGACGCCAGCGGTGGCGACGTAGACCGTGCGGACCTTCCAGCCTTTCTCCCAGAGGATGTCCTGGCAGACGCGCAGCTCGTTGATGTAGCGCCAATCGGAGCAGACGACCGTCTCTGGGGATGGCTGGTCGACATGCTTCATCACCGGGCACCAGTTGGCGAAGTGACGGGCGAACACGTCACGATCCATGCGGCGAGCGAACTTGCCGGCGTGGACGAGGAAGTCGCGGTTATCCACCTTGAAGTCCTCGCGGAAGAAGTCGCCTTCCAGCCCGAGGTAATCCATGTAATGGTTTGCGGCCTCCTTGAGGGCGTCGGCGAAGTTGATGTGCTCCGCAGGGCGGGCGGACCACTCCAGCAGACCGCTTGCCAGAGTGTCCTTCCCGGCCCTCGCGAAGCCAGAGATGAGGACGAGGGTGGGTGCGGCCATGGGCGTGGGTGCCTCGGTCATAGGTTAGAAGGGAGGGGCTTCGGTGTGGGACTCAGGCACGACAGGCTTCTGACTGCCCTTGGGGAACGTCAGCTTGTATTTGAACTGGGGCTTGCCGTTCCACTCGCCGTTCGGGATGGCCTCCACGCCGATCAGGCAGGTCTTGCCGCAGGCGGGTTCGATGTACTGCATGAATTCGGCGGGGGTCGCGTCAAGGCGCAGCTCTTCGGTGAACTTGCCGGAGAACTTGCCGATAAGCATGGCGAGGGGCTTGGCATACTTCGAGCCGTAGGACTTCGACAGGCAGTTGCCCTGGTCGTCGAGGAAGAACAGTCGGGCGGAGGAAGTGCCGTCCTCGTTGTGCTTCACCTTCTCGAACTTCGGCTTGATGAGCTTCAGTTTGTAGGTGCCGTTCACTTCGATGGACTTCAAGGGCGGGCGGTCGTTTTGGTTTTCCATGGTGGGAGATTATTCGTTAGGGTTGTTAAGGTTGTACTGCTGGGCGGCCTTCTGATTCCAGCGCTTCATGGCTAGTGCTCCGATGGAGAACTGGAAGGCCTCGGCATAGGACTCGAGGTTGAACCAGGCTTCCTCTGTCGTGGATCGGCGGAAGGGATAGGGCTCAAGGTAGAAAGGCCAGATGGTCTTGACGCTACAGTCGTAGAACTGCTTGACCTCTTCCCAAGTCACGACCACTTCACAGTCCTTGCTGTTGATGCCGTATTGGTTGACCAGCCAGTGCTGGTTCTCGAAGTAGGTGACAGGGCTGACGTGCTTTTCGGTGCTCATGTGATTAGGCGAAGGAGATGTTGGTCGCGGCGCTGGGCTTGGCGGCGAGGTCGATGGTGGTGATCTCCTTCTGGTAGCCGGGCCACTCGCCCGAGGCCGTGCACTGCTTGTAGAGGGACAGCGCACGCTCGAAGTCGAAGGCGGCGTTCGTCATCAGTTCAGGGCCTAGCTCATAGACGGCGGTCGCATAGGGCGGCTCCTTCTCGACGGCGATGAAACGGAAGCCAAGGACGCGGCACTTGTAGGCCGACTCTACGGCGTGCCGGTAGAAGTATGCCTGAAGGTTATAGCGATACTTGCGGACGGCGGACAGGAAGCCTTGCGGGCTGGCGTCTTCGCAGGTCTTCAAGTCATAGATGAAACCATCGTCGGAGATGCCGTCGATTGCACATTTGACCAGGGTGTCACCGAGGAAGGCAGTGAACATGACCTCGGTCTTGGAGAGGACGATGCCGTGCTCCTTCATGCAGCCAATCGCGGCGTTCGAGACAGCGTCGACGAGCGCGCCTTCATCGGCGGTCAGGATGGACTTGCCTTCGTTGGCCGTAGCGAACTCAGCCCACGCGGCCTTGCCTTCCTTCGTGCGCTTGTCGACTTCGGGGGCGATGGCGTGGGTGGCGTTGTAAGCGTCCAGCCCTTCGAGGGCGAGCTTGTGGACGGCGGTGCCGACGCGGAGTGCCTTGGACTCTTCGCGGGTGCGGTTCAAGTATGCCTGGTAATGAGCCGGGGACTTGAGCAGTTCTTTCGCGCCACTCTGGTTGAGGGCGACGATGCCGTCGTAGACGACGCGGTGGGGGATGAGGTCGGGCATTGGTATTCGGTTTGGTGTTCTTGGTTGTTGGTGGGAAAGGTCAGAGCAAGGCCATGATGGCGTCGGCCTGATCGGGGCGACGGCGCTGGATGGCGGTCACGCACATGGTCGAGCCCACGGCGAAGCGGGAGCAGGCGACCGGGCGGTTGCTATAGGTCTTGCACTTGCCGGAGCCGGAGAGGTGCGGGCATCGGCTGGGCAGTTCGGCGAAGGTGCGTCCGACGATCTGGAAGACCTCGCCGCGAGCGGAGTAGAACTCGGTCGTGGTCGGGCTTGCGTCGATAGGCAGGAGGATGCTTTCACAGCACGCTCCCTTGCACAGTTCACAGGCTGTCATCTTCGGGGGCGGCTTCTTCGACGGAGGCGGAGATACGGCGCACATCTTCGATGGCCTTCTCGGCGGCGTTCTCCATCTGCTCGAGGGTGTTCCGCAGGACGCGCAGCTGGACGACCAGGACGTGCACCCGGTCATGCAGTGGCTTCACGGCGGCGGCCTCATCGGCCAGTTCGATGGACTCGGAGAAGACCTGCAGTTCCGTGATCGCGGAACGGTTCAGGTCGGAGAGGGTGATGATGTCGGCGTCGTGCTGTTCGTAGCGTCCTGCTATGTGCTGGACGGTGGCGAGACAGCCGGTGATGTTCTCCACTAATCGCTTGATGTTGTCGCGGTTGGTCATCGGTTAAAGGCAAGTTCCTTTATTTCCCCGCTCGGGGCAAGCGTGAAGAAGCGGACGTCGGACCGGGCGAGCGACGGGTAGGTCTTGCGCTTCCAGGCGTTGAGCTCCGTGAGGAAGTCGGCGTGCTTGCGGGCCGTGAGTTCGACGTAGGGGAAGCCGTCGAGGAAGAGGAGGAGGGCGTACTGGCCCGGGACGGTCTTGGCGATCGTGAGGATGCCTTTGGGGGTGGCGTGGGT